TCCCTGCCCCTCCAAGAGCGCATAGGCTGCTGCCTGCCGCATCAGGGAGGCCAGTTCGTCATCCGGCAGGGCGGGCGCAATTTCCAGCAGCCGGTCGCGGATGTCCTCCAGTGTCGTAGCCTCGTCGACCAGCTTCCGGATGGCATTGACCAGCGCATCGCCGCCCGGCCGCGCCATGAGTTCGGCGTCCTCCGCGATCCGGTCGACGTCATCGCGGAACGGCCTCCGCGCCGTGTTCAATTCGGTGGCAGCATCATCCGCTTCATCTTCGCCCGGCGGTACGCTTTTAGACTTCGATGCGGCGCGCGGGGTCTCCAGCAGCTCCTCGTCCGGCGCCGCATCGGGAATGCCGAGAAGATCATGTAGGTAGCTCTTCGGAACTTTCAGCCCGAGTTTCACGCCGCGTTCGATCCCGTCGAGGATCATCTTCACGTCGCGCTCTTCAGGCCTCGCGATCACAAGGCGGGGATAGGCCTTCTGCGGCCCGTATTCGAGGTCGATCCACGGCTTGACGAGATCGCGGTTCAGCACCGCTGACAGCGACTTCGCATCGGCGCGCTCAATGTCTTCCTGCACCTTGCGGTGCTCCTTCGAAACCGCATGCCCGCCGGACACCGCATCCGTCGTCGTGGTCTGGCCCAGCACCGCCTTCGAGACCTCGCGGTTCAGCCAGTCGGAGCGGCGCTCGTAGTGGTCGGTCGACGCGCCAAGGGATTTCGTCTCGATGAACTCGATCATCATCGTCTCGGGCATGATGGCGGCGCAATCGCCGGCGATGTTGGCCACCGCGCGGTAGAGCGTCTCCTTCTCGGCGTCGCTGGCGCCGGAACCATACTTGCCGACGCGGATCGGCTGGCCATAGGTCTGGGTGAAGATCGCCCAGTCCCGCTGCGTGAAGGCCTTGAACATCCACGCCCAGCAGGCGACGCGGGTGATGCCGCCCCGGATGGGAAGCCCCGACTTCGACTGGATGCGCGCCTGGATGAACTTGAACGGCATCAGCGGCTGGTCACCGCCAATCTCTCTCAGCAGCGGCGTCGTGCCATCGGTCAGCGAGAAGGTGAACCAGCGCGGGTCGCGCCATTCAAGCCGCGAGGGCAGCCACTGTCCCTCTGACGTGTCCCAGATAATTTCGGTGAACGAGACACCCTTGCCGATGGCGTCGAGGATATTGATCAGCTCGTCCTGCAGCTCGTCGCGCTTCAGCCAGGCCCGCACCGTCTCGGCATGCTTCTGATGCTGAGGATCCTCGGACGCCGCCTCGACCGTGATGTCGATCTGCGCCACCTGCCGCTTTCGCGTCGAGAGCACACCGAGGTAATGCGGATCCTTCTCCTCGATCCGTTCGGCGAGTTCGAAATAATTCAGCGGATCGCCCTGCTCTGCCTGCCGCAGGATCGAGGCGAGCCGGTCCGGATTGAGGCCTGAGCCCGGATCTGCCGAGAAGGGCTGGCGCACGCCCGTCATCGTCGGGCCAGCGATCTCGCGCTTCAGGTCTGCGATGCGGAGGGGGTTGCCGTCGGCGCCAAGGATTTTTGAAACGCGTGCCATCAGATTGATCCTCTAAACGCCGCGCCAATCGGCGAGCGGTACCACGGTTTCGCGCCGTCATCATGGACAGGCGTGCTGAACCCGCCGCCGGTGCCCTGTCCCGGTCCCCGGTAGCCGTATTCAACATAGCGCATGCGCGAAGCCAGATAGGCGAGCGCCAGGCCCACCGCGAAGTCGCCGTGGCGTTTCTTGCCTTCCTCGCCGGTGCGTGTCGGCGGGATCTGGGCCACGCCCCGGATCACCTTCACGAGCCGCAGATCGCCCATGTGCTCGTCGCTCTTTGAAAGCTCGATCGAACCATCTTCGAAGGCGGCTTTAAGAGGCGGCATGTTGAGCCGGTACCATTCCTGGCTGAACTTGATCTGTGCGACGAGACCGCCAGGCTCGCCCGGATCCTTCGCCGCGAAGCCGTACTTGCGGCCCGCTGCTTCGGAGACGTACTCACCGGCACCCGTGGCGTCGAAGGCGGCTCCCACCGGCCGTGGCATGTTGCCGAGAAGATAGAGCACGATCGCCGCCTGCTCGGCATAGGGCATGCGCCGCATCTCGATGGTGAGCGCCAGCCGCCGCTTCAGCGTCTTGCCGATCTCGAGAACGGGGGCGACGGAGAGATCCGCCACGCGCGCGAAGTCGAAGCCCAGTGCATGCTGCCGATCACGGTCGAGACCGTCGCAGGCACGCTTCAGCTCTTCCATGAACGGCGCGATGATGCTCCGCTGTTCGAGATCAGAACGCTGCAGAAAGTCCGGCGGGCAGTCGAACGGCAAGATCGGACCATTGCCGGTCATCCGGCTTTCGATCAGCGGGCCCGACAGCCATGCGCCGGTGCCGAGGGCGGGAACGCAGAACAGTTCCTCGTCAGCACCATCGCCATAGAAGGCGACGATCTCGTCGCGCCAGACCTTTTCTTTCTCCGGCGTCCAGTCCTCTCCCTTTACCAGCGCGATACGCTTGTAGAGGCCGTCGGCCAATGCCTCGTCGAAATCGACGTGCATATGCTTATAGGGTTTCCGGAGCGAGAGCGTGTCCTGGACCAGCTGGTTGAACGGATTGTCGACGCCATTATGCGTCGAGCACACAACGACCTGGCCGCCCCACATCAGGAAGGCGAGCGCTGCTTTGAGCAGCTCCGACAGCTCATCCACGAATGCCGCTTCGTCGATGATGACCACGCCCTGCTTGCCGCGCAAGCTACGCGGCGCAGACGACAGGCCGACGATCTCGAAGCCAGAAGCGAAGCCGATGCGGAACGCCTTGATGGAGCGCGTCTCGCTGCCGTCCTTGCCGTCATCGAACAGGAATTCGTTCGCCTCGGTGGCTGCGATCGAGAAGGCCTTGGCCCACATGGCGCAGGCGTCGATGAACTCGCGCGTCATCTCCTGGCTGTAGGAGATATACATCACGTCCATGCCCTTGGCGGATTTCGCGCGCGAGGCACGCAGCACGGCATAGGCCGCAAGCCCCCAGGTCATGCCGATGCGGCGGCTCTTCTCGATCACCAGCACATTGGTGCCGCTGTCATCGAGCAGCCGCACGGCCTTCTGCTGGTAAGGCAGCAAGACGGCAGGGAGCGAGACCTTCTTCACGATCGTATCGATCGTGTTGATGGTCTGCTCGCGTAAGCGCAGCCAGTCCTCGGGCGTGGCCGGAATGTCAGGCATCGCGCGCGATCCCGAGGATCTTCGACTTGATCTCTTCCGCCGTCTCGGCCGAGAGGCCTGCGGCCTTCGCCGCCACCGTCACGGCCTCGTCCACCTTGGCTTCCAGTTCGGCCTTGCGCGTGACCGCTGTCTCGACGAGTGCTTTCTTGCCCAGAAGCAGGTTGCGCTGCGCCAGTGCGGCTTCCTTGATCATCTTGATCGACATCGCGCCGTCGTTCACCTGGTGCTCGGTCACGATGTCGTAGATCAGCACCATCAGCGACTCGTTCAGGAGCAGCGAGACGTCGTCCTTCGGCGCATCCTTGAGGCTCTCAGCCCACATGGCGCCGACTTCGCGGGCGCGCTGCAGCTTGCCGCCCTGAATGGCGAGACGGAGCGAATAGCGGTTGAACGCCGAGCGTGACACCGGATCAAGGCCAAGAGCCAGAAGATGTTCATTCAGCTCCTCGCGGATCGATTCCTGTGGCCGCTTGTTCTCCTTCAGCGCCTCGATCGCCGCGCGCACATGCGGGAAGGCCTCGTCGGGCAGGAGCTGGATCGAGGAGAGGCGGCCGCGCCCGCGATTTTCCATCACGCACCCGGCGAGGGTTGATTGACGCCTTCAAGCACGGTCTTGCCCTGGACGTGCTCGGCGCCCCTGAGCGTGAGGGTGGCGACGATGACGCTGCCGGCCTCCTTCAGGATCACGCCGCCCACGTCGGCGAGGTGCCGCAGCTCGTTGCGGATGACATCGCGCGAGCGCGAATGCCCGAAGGCTTCCGCCTCGATCTGCAGGATCGTGTCGTTGGCGCTATAGGCCGGATGCTTCGAGAGCGACTTCAGCATCACCAGGCGAAGGTCGCGCGCCATGTGTTCGGCATATTGCATGGGTGTTCTACCTATCTCCGGCTGGGAACTTTATTGTTGGGGCTCATGAGGAAGCTTTCGATCCGCTGCACACTGATGGCAGTCGGCCGCATCTCGGCCTCCATGGTGCGAATGGCGCCCCTCACCTCCGTCACCACAATTTCAAGCTTGTGATACTGGTCGGCTGACGGCAGCGCCTTCATGTCGCGCTCGATTGCGGTCAGGCGGTTGGAGTGAATGCCCGTGTCGCTGATGAGCTTGTCGATCTCTTTCTTCGTCACCGATTGCCCGGAGGCATAATAGGTGTAGATCGAATTGATCATGTTCCAGACAATGGCGGCAGTGGCGATCACCCAGCCCCAATTTATCGGATCGTTCATCGGGGCCTCTCAGTATCTTCCTGGCAATCAATACAGCGTTTGACGCCGGCAACCGCCGCGCGTCGCGGAAAAGGGATTTCTTCGCCGCAGTTCACGCAATGGGTTTCAGACTGGCCTTTGAGCTTCCCCGTCACGCGGGCGATTCCCGCCGCGCGCTCGCGCTCGGTCTTCTCCTGCGCCTCGTCGAGAATGTCGCTCATGCCCCTGTGCCCCATGTGATGGCAGCGGCGATGAGGAACCCGATCGTGGTGAGTTCGAGCAGCAGGCAGGCGAGAAGCACGGCGCGCCCCATCACTTTTCCCCCGCATAGAAATTCCGGATCGTGTTCCACTCCACCTTGGCGGCGTCCTTGTCGAAATTGCATTGATTCAGTGCCACCGAGAGATTTCCGGCGTCGTCGTAAGCGTTCTTGGCATTTGCCGGATCGGGGACCGGACGCGCGTTGAGGAATGGACTGGCAGCAGGCAGCATCACGCGGTTATCCTTTGAGGCCCCGGAGGATGCGCAGCCGCCTAATGCGATCAGGAGTGTAAGTGCACTTGACCACATGAGGGTCTGCAGCGACGGTATCGTCATAGCTGGCCTTCTCCTGTTCGAGCTGCTCGTTCCGCTCGCGCATCATCTCCCAGGCGAACTCCTCGTAGACATCCGCCACGCGCTGCGCGTCGAGATCGCGCTCCAGTTCGGCGATCCTGTCTTCCAGTGCGGCCGTCTGGCACTTCGCGCGCTCGTTGCCCGCGCCCTTGATGTAACCAGCCGCGTAGATGCCGCCGAGCGACACGAGGCCCAGCAACGCGACGATCGCATAGAGCAGCAGCCTGTTGAGAATGGTCACAGCGCATCGTCCCTCGATTTCTTGACGCGCTCGTTGACGATCCACGCGACTGCGGCACCAATCACCACGACGCCGATGAGACCCGCCATCCACTTCGGGGGCAGCGGAAGGTAATAGGCAACATCCTGCACCTGGTAGAGTGCGTCCTTCACATAGCCGAAGACGCCCACGGCTCCGGCCACGATCGCGCCCCAGACGGTCGTCGACTGCGAAGCGTCTGGCCCGGTGAGTTGCTCGATAGCCCCTCGCCCCTCGTCCATGGCCTCGATCTCGATCGGAGACACCTGCGGAAGGGCCGCCGCCATGAGCCCGATGCCATCCGGCATCATGAAGAGATTGCCCTCCGCCGCGCGGCGCTTCTGCAATCCGGGAAGGATGCGGCCACCTCCCTTGATCCACAGGTTTAGACGGCGCGGAACGGCTTCGAAATCGCCTTTGTTGACGGCCTTCAGCACCGAGGATGACTGGAATGCGCCAAGCCCGATGTTGAAGGCGAACGATACCATTGCCGAGAACTGGTTGTCGCTGATATCGCGCCGCAGGAACCCGCGCACGCCGTCCGCGAAACCCTCGACGTCGCGCGCCAGCACCTTGGCTGCCTCGCCACGCGCCATCTTCATGCCGGGCTTCACGCTCGGCGGCCCCGCCATGGAGGTGTGGCCATAGCCGATGGTCCAGAAGCCTGCCGGGCAAAGATAGGCCGCGCC